CCCACAATAGCCAAGCTTGCCAGCTCGGAGAACTGGAGCCACAGTTCACTGGTGAGGCAATCCAAACTGACGCCATAATACACGCATGCACACGAAACAGACATGGCGACGCCGTTCAAAACAGCATTGGCCAAGGCAGTGTCGTCGCGACCGGATGCGTTCATGATCCGCCCCTTATATTTTATACGAAAAAGTTTGCCATCACGACGGATCATGTGACGCCCCTCTGGCCGCCGCCACTCATCCAGGATTTCCCGGAAGAGTTGCTTGTGTGGCCATGCGTCATCTATGACATGCTCATATATCCTTTCAAGGAATTGCCACGACTGGTCGGAATGCGTGCAATCGAACATGGTGTAATCACACCACACAACATGTCCGCGATCGCAATTCCGATTCAACCAGTCATCGAGCACGTCAGGTGAGACTGAGGCATAAAAGATATGGTTGGTGGAGTTCCAAACCTCCTTGAGTGCGTGTGTCAATGTGTACAACGGTGGCCCCTGTATGACATGAGTGATGTCAGGCGGGCCTTGAATGGCCCTGGGTTTTGCAGCTAGTAAGGGGACCATCGTGCACCTACCAAAAAGAGGTGACTCATCAGGCTTCAAGGCAGCAAACTCGGAGGGGCTCCAAACCTCTGCAATGTCATTGGGCGCAGAGCGTGGGAGCCACTCACGCTTGACGAACAAACGGAATCGAAAAGGTTTGAGTTGCTGCGGAGTGCCAGTAGACAGCCAATCGGTGAGTACCATTGACAACACGCGCTGGCGTGGGGCTGGAAAATGGGAAAGCCACTCCTGTGGAGAAATTGGCATCAGCGTCTGATCAAGCAAGGACCGCAAGGAGAAATCCATCTGTGCAGCGAGGGCCCATGCTTTATTCCAAATACCTGGTAGCGGTGAGACTGGGTTAAACTTGCCAACCCTGGCAAGAATCGCCCGAAGACCTGCCCAATGGCTCTTATGAGTCACCATGGGCGCCAACCTGACGCCGAACCCGACCAGAAAACCTGCGACACGTGAAGTGGCAGCAAGGTCTTCGCGATGGATTCCTGGGGCGTCTGTGGGGCCTTCACCGTCTTCACAACCTAGGTCTGAGTAGACCTCGTGATCAAAACGCATTGATGGCAATGGCAGCTCTACCTCGGGAATGGCGATAAACCCAGAGGGAGCATGTGTGCCCATCACTCCTTCGCCTCGACACCATGCGCGACCAATGGGATCGGGGTAGGAGGACAAAGAGGAGTGGCATGATGGGCACAAATGGTGTTTCCACTTCCATGGCGTGCTGGGTGGGGCGGCATTGCAGCCGGGGCGGGCGCACCTGGAGCGGGGTCGTTTGTCAGCGGGTGGATTCATGGCACGGCGTAAACGCCCATATGCAGGGAGATCACCCATGGGCCGCGTCCGTAGACAATTCGCGAGGCAGGCCACATCATTTGGGGTGATGAATGAATCCACACCGCCATCGGCTTTCCACTCAGAGCGCTGCAAGGCCCGAACAGCGGCGGAATGCAACAAAGCCGCCAAATCACTCTTTCCATCCCATAGGGCCATTGCCTGTGGCACAACCGTCTCCTTCCGATCAGGGATGAAGACATTGCGCATGAGCATAGGCACCATGTGTCGGGGTGGGCGGCGCTTCCAAGGAAGAGCAGGGCCAAAAACAGTGTGCAGGACGGGGCGCAAAAGAAAATACAAAATACAACTACCCCATGCCACAGTGAGAAACAAAAGAATGGTAAGAACGACAAATCTCACAAAACCATGCACAAAATGGCCCATACACGACATCGCGACAGGAAAGAGGTGAAAGGCAGCGTGAAAGAACGCCCCTAGCCAAAAATGAAAACCTTCATGCAACGTGGACGGCCAACTTGGCCATTGGGGTGCCGCACACGCTGCGTGTGGCAACACGACATGCCACTTCACGAGGAACATTGTAAGAAAAGTGAGCAACACAAAAAGAAGCAACCACTGCCATGCGGTAGCCCCCAGATGGTGCATCGGGCGGTAATGGGCAATGACGGCCTGAACGGTACAAGCCTTCGACTGCTCAACCGGGTCGACGCTAGACACCAAGCCTGTGGGAAGCATCGGGTCATGTGAAGTGACCAGATATTCAGAGAAATGGTGCACGGGGGAGCTGGATGGTAGTGGGCCGCGCGTAAAGATCAAACGGTGGGAGAGCCCGGTCCAGTTACCAGTCAGACC